TATCCTCAGCACCTTTAGTATTTACATTGATATCTATCTCTTTCTTAATTGCCATCTAATCTGTTCCTTTGCTTCTCTCCATTTAGTAAGAATCTTCCATTGTCCTTTTGCAATCATCAGATCCTGATTTGTTGCCTCTTGAATACGGAGTTGCTCAATTATAAAATCCAATTGCATCATATATCGTTTAGAAGTTCAATATCTGCTTCCTCTGTCCTGAGGTTAATCTTCATCTGATTGATGATATATCTCTTTCCATTGATATCTAACTTATCATTCATCTTCAATCTGGATGTGATGCTATAAGGAAGTATTGCCTTCATAGAAAATACCCTCCTGCTCAATGAATATAAATCCGTTACATAATCCTCCCAAAATTGATTATATAAGGTCTGTGTATAACTCTGCTCATGTAATGGATCTACTTCCTGACCAAAGGTTAGCATCTGAGTTACATCTTCTGCCGTTGTATTATTCACATTAGCACATAAATATACTTGGTTAGATGCCGTTGTAGTTTGTCCTGTTTCATCTAGAAAGCCTATTGGATAAGATGTGATATCTATTGTCCCTGAAGAGTAAAATATCACAGGAGAATTGATATATGGATCTCCCTCTTTATCTATGCTTTTTCCTACTAGGAAATTTGTTGTTCCATTATTGAGATCATCCAACTTCTGATATTTCATTATCTCAAATGTTGATTCAGTAACTAACTCCCCTCCATCAAAAGTAAAATCAGCATTTAGATCTCCATATCCTCTACCTCCATTAGTCTCTCTATACGCTCTCATAGGATAGCTATCAGCCTCCTGATACTTGAATGATATCCTCTTATACAATTCAGGCTTGTTAACCTTCTGAGATGTTGTATCTACATATTCCGTTATCTCATATGTTGATCCTGAAGAATACCAATCATCTAGAGGCTCAATATTAAATGCAGTTCTGGAAGTAGGCTCAATAACTAGATTGAACATCTTCACCAATCCAGATAGAAAATCATAAACCTTCATCTCAGGCATCTGATCACTCATCTCCACATTAGTTGTGAATGATTGTGATGTTGATGTACTTGCAGTCCATAGGATAGTGCTAGGAGTATCAAAATCCCTTCCTGATGCACTTGCTGAGGTTATGGTAATTGTACTTCCATCCCAATTCACAGGAGGTGAGAATCTCATCTGTATCTTATCCCCTGTATTAAGACCTACAAAAAACATCTGGGCATCTGTAACATTCCCTGAATGAGATCTGCTAGAATAGTATGCACCATTGATGTAAAAATGCACCTGATAATCACTTGTTGATGTTATACTATATCTCCATTGCAAATCTGAATAGATAGAAGGTATGGTTGCTACATCTTCTGTGATGTCAAATCCTGTTCCTGTGGCTGAGGTGAAATTTATCTTCTGAGCAGTAAATCCATTCTCCTGATCCTTGAACATATAACCCTCTCTCCTATGTCCCCAAAGGAATAAATCTGTGAACTTACTTGTTCCAAAGAATGTGCTTGTAAAGGTGATTGAATACTTGCTCTCTATTGCATCTATCAACTTGCTAATCTTGATAGCAGGTTTCAACTCAAAGTAATCTAATCCATGAGTGTTGTTTGTTGAGTGCCATGCTATATCATCAGGATGATGATCTTGAGATCCGCTATGATAATACCAATCTGAAACAGGTGATATCAATGGGTAAATAACATTCCCAGAATGAAGAGGAGTAGTTCCTTCCATTGCTCCTCTAATTACAGATCCTGAATAAGAATGATCATATGCTGATAAGTCCAAATCAATCAACTCATCCTCTCCAAATAAGTCCTTTAGATTCACCCCTGCTGAGAAGAATACAACCTCATATGCTGAAGGCTTTCCATTCTCTATATTAACACCATTTAACTCAATGCTCCCCTCTCTGAATACTTCCTTATTCAAATAGATAATAGCATCCTGCCTCTGTGATGCGCTAAATCCTCCAGATACATCACTATTGTAATAATGCTTGAAGATATCATTGTTATTCCTAGATGCAGGAACTGAGAAATTCTGAGTGAAGTCTGTAAATAGTTTACTGATATCCCTCACATTCTGAATGCTCAATGTGATATTCACATCCTCATCCTTAAACAGATCTAACTTCTCTGAGCCAATATATATCTCTATCATAGCATTGCATTCTCAGGAGTTGCAAATTCTACCTGTAATGTGTAATTGATTGTCTTATCATTGATATGCTTCTGAACTCTCAATGATCCTGTTGTGATGTTTGCTGCTCTGAAATCTTGTCCTATAATAAAGCCTAATCCACTTCTTGCAGTTGTTCTATTGATAGTCATGATAACATACTCACTCATCATCATATCCTGAATCTCATCAATCAATCCCTCATTGACAAATCCTGTGTTTAAGGTAGTAGTCTTTCTAACCTCATGATTGTATGTCCTTAATCCTCTGGAGTTATCTGCCCAAGTATATCCTGATGATGATGCTGATCCTACCTGTTGCTTATATGTCTCTTTGCTGATAGCTATATCCTCATCCTTTCTCTTGAAGAATGTTAGACTATCCCACATCCCATTTCTATTCACATACTGCAACTGCACAGGGCTATATTTTGCCTCACATTGATTGTATATCCTGATGCTATCCTGCACCACATTTGAATTATCCAGAATCTCTATATCATACCAATCTAATCCATCAGGATCTGTGAATGTAGCTGCTCCCTCATTTGCATTAAAGTTCGTTAGGTTTGGAACTCCTGCAGGAATCAATACAACTCTATCCTCAGCTAGGTTAGATGTTCTATCTACAAAATCTGAGATAATAAATGTATCTGTTGAGGCATCTGATCCTGTATATTTTATCTTCCTATGATTTGCTTGAAAATCACTTCCTGTATCTCCTAGAAAAACAGGCAAGTTGTAGGTATCAAGTCCTGATAGATATTTCTCATCTCCCTGCACTAAGAATGTAGCACCTAGATCCTTATTCACTCCATCTAAGAAATCAGAATATCCATCTGTTATCAATGCAGTAGTTGTTGTTCCTGTATCTTGAACTGAAGCAGGAGTTGAATCAATATATCCTATGGTATAATCTATATTCATCCAAAGAATAGATTCTGTTCCTAGATTATCAGGCTCTTCTACTGATATCTTATCTAGCTTCTGATCAAACAAGTCCTGCAATAAAGGAGCAATATCAGCATTAGGATATATATCCACAAATCCAGATGTTCTGTCAATCGTATAAACAGGATCTGAAGGTCTTGATCCCTTTGCCCCTGTCCAAGCATATATCTCTAGCTTGAATTGCTGCATAGTTACTGAACTTGCTCCATCCCATGAAATCATTATTGGAGATCTAACCCCTAGCAACCCTGTTGGACTAATTACTGCCATCCTTGTATTGTTCGTTTAATTTGTCAATCGTAAATTCAATAAACTCAACCGCATCTAAAGCATATGCCTCAGCAACCTCATTAGGCAACTTCTGGAATCCTAGATTGAAAGGTCTAGTATAAAAGTTAGAAGGCTCAATGCCCTTCTTCCCAATGCTCTTAACAACTGCCCAAGCAGTCTGATCATATGTCTGGAATCTACCTGAGTTATCCCTGAATTGTATTCTCCTATCTTGTACCCATTTCCTGAGAGGTGAGAATGGAGGATTCTTTCCTGCTTTCCTTCCCTTATCTACCCATTCACCATACTCTTCCATCAGGAAGTCAAACTCAAATGAATTGGGCATTGCCTTTACCTGATAATCTAAAGAATCATAAAGGCTACTAGTCACATTCTTCTTCTTCCTAGTAAGGTTCTTTCTAGATTCCTTGACTAAGTATTTCCCAAAATTCTCTAACGCCTTCTTAGTATTATCCATTAGCAGATATTATTAGGATTGATAGCTTCTATCTGGAGAGTTGCTTTCCATCCACATATGGTTGCCTCCATATCCTCGTCAAAAGGTTCTGCAACAGGATCATTAGCCAACCTGAAATAAGCATCATATTCTGTTCCTCTCCTGAAGGTTGCTAGTATCTCAGATATTGCTGCAAGTGTTCTATGATAGATATCCTGCTTCATCATATTCCCCTCAATGAGATCCTTAGAATCTTTAGAGTAATCCACTATATCCATTACTAGCAAATCAAACTCATAGGTTATAGTCCTCTCCTCCAATACTGCACTCCCTGTAATGATATGTGCTATTGGAAACATATCCTGCTTCCTGAAATCCAGATCAAAGATGTTGCCCCAAGTAACTTGGTTTATCATATCATTTGCTGATGCAGCACCTTCTAATGCTTCTGTAATTTGATAATATCCTTTCTTCATACAATTAAAAAACCCTATTCGCTAAAATAGGGATAAAAAAAAGAGAGAGCCACCACAGCCCTCTCTAACACCTAACAACAAATCTAGCACAACCTAGATACCTAAATGCTCATCTTCTTCCTCTTCACAATGGCAATCAAAATACTCCTCTATCAAACATCCTCCACAATTCTCACAGGTAGTATCCTGATAGAATTGGTAACTTGCTAACTCTCTATCTATATCCATTACTCAAAAAATTCTATAAGGTTCAACAAATTACACTTAAAATTAAATGTAAGGGCTATACTCTGGCAGATCCCTAATGGAATATCTACAATGTAGTTATGAGATTTCAATGCTTCCTCTACTACCTCAGCAGTTGCAGGATATGTCTTTCTCTCCTGCTCTAATGTTGCTAATGCCTCTGGGCTTAATCTTTCGTACAAACTCATCTCTCTATCTTATTGAATCTTGGTATTTCCAATACGCCTTTCTTGAATACTCGTTATCTATTCTTGAGTAATCAGATTTTATTAGCCAATCTACAAACAATTTTGCTTGTATCTTTTTTTCAAAAAAGCCTAATGTTTTGCTTGTTCCTGCGCCAAAGTATACTGACCATTCTTTCTTATTGGTCTTGTAGTTAAATCTTTTGATAATATCCATCTCTCTATGATTTTACTTCATGAATAAATAAAGTTCCATCTTCATAGAACTTGATATTTTGTCCTGATCTGCTTTGTAAGAAAGCATCTACTTTTGCTTCTAAGCCAAAGCAGTTCATATGTCTGCAATAAGAAGTAATTGCAGTTGCTGATACAATAGCATCAGGATTTAATTGATTGAATGTGTAAAGGTTTTCTGAAATCATCATCTCTCTATTTTTTAATGATAATCAAAGATATTAAAAAAGAATCTTAATAACCTAATACTTTTTTATTTTTTTTTAGGAATTTTTTTTCATCAATGATCTCTCCACATTATTCTTATCAATCTCATACTCCAGAAATGTTAGAGCAGTTCTCAATGGTAACTCTGTTACTTCCTCAAATCTAAGGAGATTGCCTTTAGCAATTTGATATACGACTCCATACCATCCCCACTTTCTACTGAATTGGGATTGTGCATCATATCCTGATTCTTCTCCTTCTCCAAAGATTTCAGGAAAGTTATTTGTAAGTCTGTTACGATACGATAAAAAAAAAGCAGACAACCCATAAAGATATCAGCACCTAAATCTTGAAAGCCTAATCCATTATGCTTATCAGGATCATAATTCTCTATATCATGCCTACCAAACATCTTCTTGGTTATAGGTCTATACAATACCCCTAATATCTTCTCAGCCTCTTTGTAAGGCTCTTTCAGGTATGTATCTAGATCTATGTATTCCCCTAATGATATATCCTCTAATTTGGGATGAAATCCATACTCCTTTCCATTGTATTGGAATGATTTAGTTAATGCAGGTTTCTCAGATAATACTTCTCCTAGCTGATTTCGTATCTCATCCAGATCCTTCTTCTTCATACCCTCCTGCATATCTCCATCTAACCCACAGAAATAATATAGAGCCAACTGATCACCATTCTCCTCATCAGCATTTAATATGAACTCCTTATACTTCCCTAGCTTGATATCTCCTAGATGCTCAGGTATTGTAATCTTAACGGATTGTGTATCTGCCATAATTAGGTTTGCTTAGTTTGTTGTATATACCATATCTCAATGCATCAATCAAGTGATTCCATTTATCCTCTGGCTTATTCAGGAGGTTTCCATTCTTATCCTCCATCCATTTATAATTCTCCATCTCCTTCATCAAGTTAGCCCCTAAGATATGGATCTTGTATCTCTTTAACATATCAATTCCTGCATTGACTGAATCTGCTCCTTTTGCAGTAGGTTTGATATTCCATCCCATCCTATGCAGTTCTTCTATTGATTTAGGTTCTGCTGAATCTCCATAGATCTCATCATATCTCCCTATCTCTAACTTCTTAAACTCTCTGTCTAGATCCTGATTAGTTAGCCTAGTAGAATATAGCAGTTCCTCAAAATATAGATTGTTCCCTTCCTGATAACATCCTACCAATGCACTAGGATCATTTGTGAATCCAAAGTCTAAACCAAATGATAAGAACTTAGCCTGATCAGGAATCTTCTGGATAGTTGTGAATTGGAATACCTGTGCCCTGTTTGTTCCTCTCTCTCCTAATCCATAAACTCTCCAATAATGCTCATCAGTTTCCTTCAATCTCTCTATCTCCTGAATGATAGTATCATCTAGGAATGGATTGTCTAAGTAGGTTGTTTGATAAAAGTCTGCATCATCTCTTGGTATTACCCTGTCATATATCCAATGGAAGGTATCAGATGGGTTATAGTCCAGAATGATCCTGCCGTTAGTCCTGAATACTATCTGCTGCCAATCTTCAAAGGTGAGTTCATTAGCCTCATTCAAGAAAGCTAGATCTCTCTTCCTACCTCTAATCTTCTGAGGTTGATCCATAGATATAAACTCCACAAGATTACCATTTAGGATATATTCAGAATTGGATTTATTATGCTTCTCCTCCTGATAGATTCCTGCTCCCTTCAGGATATCAAGAAAGTCCCTCATCACAGATGATCTCACCGCAGGAAAGGTCTTTCTAGCTATTGTGATTGTCTTGCCCTCATGATTCGTGCAATAATAGAAAATGAGCCAAAGGAGAATGTTGTATGTCTTTCCTGACCTTGTACCTCCCTGCTCAACTATGATCTTCTTATCTGATCTCTTTAGATGTCCATAGACCTTATTAACTTGGATCTTGCTCATCCACTTCTTCTATCTGGAAGGTCTTGAGTCCCTCATGAGATATCTCCTGTCTCTCTACATATCCTCTCTTCTTTCCTTTAGTCTTTAGATAGAAGATTGTTGAGGTTGGATTGCCTCCCTTTATCTGTTGATGTAATTGTGATTCTGCGAAATCAAGTGCTACATTAGAAATATCATCTACTGCTCTCTTATACTCAGGATCATTATCTAACCATAAGTAATGAGTAGTTCTTCCTATTCCTACGCTCTTACAGGCAGATGTTACTACGCCTAGAGATTTCTCTAAAGCATCAATCATTGCCTTTTTATGTTGTTCAGTTTTGTCCATCACAGATTCAATTTTATTGTGAACTCATTAGCCTTCCTCTTCGCTGAAGAGATCATGCTTGGGTATAGTTTAATTAGTCTTTTGATAGCATCTCTTTCCATCTCAATAGTTCTGTAATCCTTACATCCTCCATCTGTTGTCCAATGCTCATTCTCCCAATGCAAATATCGTACTGCTAATATCCCTCCCTTATCTCTTATATGCCTCAAGCATATCTCATAATCTTCCTTCACTTTGAAATCAGGATCAAATAGATATTCTCCATCATTGACTATTCCCATACATGATGCAGTAACATAAGACCTTGTTAAGAATGGTTTGTAAGGATAAGTTCCTCTAAGTGAGGATTCAGTTCTTGTTCCCCAAATCTTGTAACCTAACTGCTCTGTTAAATCAAAGTATTTCAAAAACTCCTCAGCCCAAAATCCTTCATCCCTGATCTCAATCTTCTTGTAACTTCTCTCCTCTAATTTATTATATCCTACATTCTTCGCATCATCATC